ATAGAAAGCAGGAAACTGTTTCTTTACTAGTGGAGCAATATGTTTTAGATCTACTTGCATTATTGTCTAAAGACGTTAACAGTTACGTATAATTTTTCAAAATCAATCTGTAAATACTTACTTTCTTGAACAACAATATCATCATTTAATGTCTTTGCATAGACATTGATGTATCCATTGTAATCATAAGCATTAAGATAGAAAAGTAACTCACCAGTGTCATAGTTTACAGTACCAATATTCTCTTCTAATACAACTTGACGTGAATCAGCTGTTGTATAATATATTCTCAGATTGCCTATTCCATCATCCGAAAGAGTAGCGTTATAAAAGGCACCGTCCTTGTAATATGTGAATAAATCACTTTTTACAGTCTCAGTCTCATTTTCAATATACTTTACTTTGTAAGGTCTATACAAAGGATTTGAGAATGAGAAGTTTACTCTTGTAGAAGTACCCTTAGTAGGAGTAATTCTATAGATTGCTCTTAGTGAGGTTTGATTGCTTATGATTGAAGGATCAGCATTGTCAATGTAGCTTATTAATTTTGATTTACGGAGATCGTTTCCAAACTCAGTAAGATAGGAATCTGAATATTCTCTAATCGAGTTAGCAATCTCTGTTTTAATCTGAGTAATACTTTTTGATGTTAGTGATGGATTATATCTCACATCAGAAACTATTTCGACGTACATATATTCAGGATCCACTACTACTGGACTAATAGTTAAGTTTTTAGTAGAAAGAAAACTAATAATATTATTCTTTAGTTCTGTAGATACCAATGGTTGTGATCCATAGGGAATCATACTGATGATTACTTTACCAAATTGTGGAGGATCAGCATCTTCTCCACCATAGACATTGATCGTTTTAATCTGTGGATAATTAGTTCTAATTAAATTTACATAGTCATCCTTAGTTACTGCCCTATTTTGAGAAGCAAAATGTCTAGGTGAATTATACTTAATAGACTCAGTAGTTTCTCTTTCAGACCCATCAGCAGCAGAAACATTAGTAGAAACTGTTACTGGATAGTTTGAGATCTTTCCTGTTGCTTCAAAAGCGTATGCCTTGTTACCTAGCTCACCATTTGTCGATCTATAAGTTACTTTAATAATATTACCATTCTTTAATGATTTACCTAAGACACCATCACCAAATATAATTTCGTATTGGTTTTCACCATATCCAGAAATAAAATATACTTCTGATCTAGGATTTAATCCATAAAGATTTTCTGCATAAGAATATACTGTGTTTGAGTTATCAATTGAAGAGTTAATAACTGTAACGTCAATACTATTAGTATCAACATTTTCAGAATTCAAAATAAATCTAGATGTGTCATTCTTTTGGAAGAATTCAGTTACTACCTTGCCTTCGTAGATGTAGACTTGCGGACTCTGATATACGCCGTTATTAGCAGTAATAACAATGGGTTCATCTGTCGAAAACTCCATATTGACATTATCTACAACAGATCTTGTAGTAAAGAATTTAGGAATAGTTACAATTCCTGGATTATCAATACCAGTATCAACAGTAAAAGTAACTAATGCTCGAGCTGATGTTCTTGAACGAGGAATATAATTCAATTCTTTTGCATGAGAAATAATTGAACTTCTCATTTGAGATGAATCGAGGAAAGATTCACTTCCAATCATATTAAGATAATAGGAGTTCATGTAAGTGTTATATGTTAACACATCGAGCAAAGCACTTAGATTAGATCCTTCAAAATCATAATCTTTGAATTCTGTCTTTAATTTAACAAAACTCTTTAAGTTTTCTTTGATGCTATCAAAACTTAGATCAGAAACACTTAAAAACCCTGTATTGGCCATTATCTTACTCTTCTGAGAATTAAATCTAAAGTAATAGGTGTGATACTGTTAACTATGGAAAACACTATTGTTGCAGAATAAGAATTATCATCTGTGAGCGCTTTTACACTTACGCTAAAAAGTCTTGCTCTGGGTTCATAGTTTCTTATTGTTTCTTTAATCTTTTCCGTTAAAATATACTCAGTTTCAGGTCCAAAATTTTCAAATAATGATCCTCTTATACCTGAACCTAGAGAAGGACTAAAGGGTCTTTCGTAAGGATCTGTTAAAAGAAGGTTCCTAATAGATCTTTTTACCGCATTTTCATTAGTTAGCAGCACCAAATCCTCTTTGACAGGATGGACTGTTAAATTAGTAGGAATATCTGAGTATACTATTTGTGTTGTCATTTAATTATTTATAACGATGTTCTGCATGCTTCTAGATATCGAGGATTGTACCTTTGAATATCATTTGCTGTAGAAGACGCTAGCCTCCATCCATTTGTAAATGGTGATGAACCAAAGGGTGAAAAGTTTTCACCAACTATTGTTGCACTCATTCCTATCATGAAAGGTATTGCATTATCAGATCTTCTTAATTCAATATCTGAAGTTGTAGGGACATTGAGATTGTTGCATAAATTGTTAGTCATCATTGCTACTTGCTGACCAAAGAATGTAGTGGGGGCAGGAGGAGTTGTAGATCCTGTCATAAATCTAGAAACAACTGATGCAATTGATAAAGCTCCTCCAAGAGAAGCAAAGTTTTGCATTCCAAAACTTACTACTCCACCACCACCCTGAGCTGTACCAAATGCTCCAATTTTTCTACAAAATACTTGATCGATTGCAGGAAGAGCAACTGGTGCTTCACCAAAAAAGGCTTTGCCAGCATAAGAAGGTGATGTTAGCATTGGATTGTTTGCAAGTTTAGAAGTAGCAATTCTAGCTCCTAGGAGAACTTCTGACATAAAGCCACCTAATGCATTACCACCTGCCTTACTCAACAGCATACCTGCAGCAATACCTCCTAATGGTCCAAGAGCACTCATTGCTCCTCCAAGAGGATTTTGACTTAGTAACCCTCCAATTAAATTAGGACCAATTGTAGTTGCTTGCGCTTGAATATTAGCAGCAGGATTTAATACATTGCTGATCGTAGAAGGAGATAGTGAAGCAGCAGGATTTCCACTCGCAATTAATTGATAGGCATTAATAGAATTATTAATAGCACCAGATGACAATCCTGGTGAGTTTCTTAGAGGACCAGAATAACCATTGAGAGAATAACTAGAGTTAAGAATGTTTGCTCCCATTACACCCAATGATAGACCTACGTCTGCAGCCTGAAGAATACCACCTATACTACTTTGTGTATGATCACCATACTGTTGCATGTTAGAGTACTTGCCAGCAAATTGATTAGTAACAGAAGCAACACCATTAGCAAGATAACCTATCTTGTAGATGTCTGGAATTAATGTAATATCCCTAATGTTTCTAACGTATCTTGATTGACCAAGTTCAGGAATACCCACAGTCTGGGCAATATAGTTAAGGTCTTGTTGACTTTCGTTAACAGCCAGAATGTAGAAAAATTGATCTAGAACGTCAACTGGAACAACACCAAAAGAAGCTAGCTCTCGACTCTTTGAGGATATAGCTTGTCTTTCTAGTTCAGTAAGAACGTAGTTAGTAGGAGTTCTTACATAATTGGAAGGTGGAGTTGGTTTTGATTTTAGAGCAGCAGCTAAACCAGCTAAGTTAGCTGCTATGTTTACAGCTTGATTGAATTGATCGTTGGAAGGTTTCATTTCCTGACTTCCAAAGAAGCCTGGTTGCTGAATGTTACCTCTTTGCATTGCTGCAGTAATATCGGGATTTATTCTATAGTCATTGCTAGATGATGGTGCTGGGGTATCCGGTGCAGGTTTTGATGAGCCTGTTGGATAGGCAGTATAAACAAATCTTTCCCCAGTACCAAAGATGTATGTTCCTGTTACAGCTTCACCTTTAGAGTCAGCAATTGCTTGAGCATCAGCTTTTGCAGCTTCAACACCTGCTCCATAGCTAATTGCTTTTCCATCTACACCAGATAGTCGTTCTGTATATTCATATGCCATGATTAAGCCGTTCTACCTTGTAATGCTGCTACTGCAAATGATAATTGCAGTCCTTGTTGAGTTGATTGACACTTAGGGTCTGCGCAAGTCAATACAATTCCACCACCATTTTGGCCAGGCTTTGCTGACTCCACGTGAACATGAATACCACCCTGATCATTCTTTTCTAAAAGAAGTTTATTGTATGGAAGATTATCTCTAATATATGCTGCAATCTCAGCAGTAAATCCAAAGTCAGGTTTATTAGAGCATCTCAAATCAACTGCTCCACCTTTAACATGGTTAGCTGAATTATCTCTATACCAGCTAGTTAACTGAACTCTAGAACCAAACTTTTCAAAAAGAGGATCTATAACATTCCAAGCAACATTCATAGCTTCTTTGAGAACCTCCTTTTGTTGAGATGGAGGACATGCTCTAATGTTAATAATCTGACCAACCGTAACGTGTCTTGATATCTTTTCATTGGTATTGAATATTGAATTAGGAACAGGAAGTGGATTTTGTTCTGCCTTACCATTATTTGTAACGCTTCCACCTGGTCTATCATAAGCTCCTGTAGCAGCAATAGAAGCTGCAACACCCTCGCTGGTATTTTTATATTGCATACCAGCACCCTTATTACCAAATGCTCTTGCCTTCGCCTTAGGATTGGGATTACCACCTTCTAGTTCATACAACGCAAACTTTTCAGCAGACATCTTATTTGCATTCATTGGGAAGTCTGGTGCTTCTCTTAGCGAAGTGATGTTATCAATAACTGTATTAGAATCTGGGTATTGAGCAAGGCTAATAGTATCAATATCAGTTGGATCATCAACGTTAGGAGAACCACCAATTTGGATGTCTGTAGCAGAACCCTTGATTTGAACTTTGCCAGTTGCTAACACATCCAATGTGGAAGAACCATTTAACGATAAAGCACCACCGGCAGAAATCTTATAGGTCTCTTTTGCTCTTGTAGAGAAAGACTTTTGAGATTGAAGTGACATCAATCCTTTAGATTTAATCTGGGTTGAGTCTTGTGAATTGATTCTTATTTGATTATTAGAATTCAATGAAACATTATCTTGACCATTTATAGCAAGTGTAGAATCTGATCTGATGTTCATTGGACCACCAGTATCAATATCCACTGACTTAGGAGATTGAAGACCAAACTTACCAGCTGATGTTACTCTGTAGTCACCTGCAATCATAGTACTCATATCTTTAGCACATTCAAATGATACAGAGCCATCAATAGATTCTTCTTTAGAGCCTCCAACATTTACTACAAAGTCACCACCCACATCGATATTAAGACTACCACCAACATTAATATCAAGATCACCTTCAGTCTCTAAAGATATTCTTCCATCACCCTTTAATATTAGATGTTTTCTTGCATAAACAGTATTATCACCAGTAGGCGCTACAGTACTAATACCCTTCTTGCCTGTGGATACCATATGAATGGAACCATCGCTATCGATGAGAATTGTAGAACCAGAGTGATGTTGGAGGATAATCTTATCGGCACCAAACGTATTATCTACGATTACCTTATTACCAGTTGCTGAAACAAATCCCTGCAAGTCAGTAGATGATCCAATGCCAGGCATGTTGCCTGCACCTGGTCCAGTATGAGTAATGGTGGAGTCACTAGCAGCTCCTGGTCTTTCTTTTACTGAAATCTCATAGTAAGGAAGTACCGTAGCACCAAGCTCCTGAGGTCCATCATAACGACCTAATCCATCACCTTCTCTATTAGTGACGTCCTTAACTAACTTATCATTATCTGTAAATCTATCAACCGACATTTTTTATCCGCAATAATTGGAATATAAGGAATTAATCGCTTGTTCTAATTTATCATTATCACTAGTAATGTTTGCACTATCAGAATACTCTGACATTTTTTTAACTATTTTGTAAAGAGCCACTTTTTGAGCTTCTGTAACGTAGAAGTTAGAGTATACGTTATTAGGTCTCTTAGTATTGACAAATTGAGTAGTTCCACCTATTATACAAATAGATGCTTGATTCTCGTTTGCCTGCGCACCTTGATATAAGCTTCCATCAACATCAAGAATATATGTGTATGATGAAAATTGATTTAGATCTACCTTTTCACCTCTAAGTGTCTTGGAGAAGTTAAAAGAAATATCTTTACTATAGCTTGGTGCTTCGTATCCTACTCTATTCATACTGCATTACCTGTATATGACTTAGAAGAGAAAATACGTCTTGCATTGTCCATCTTATTTTTAAATGTGCCTTCACTACGATTAACAATCCATGTGCCATTAATTTTTTGCCACGCAGAGCCACGACCTGTCATGTAAACACCAACCATTGCATCTTCTAAAGTAGCAGCAGAAATGCATCTATTGTAACCACTCTTTTCAGAAGTGTGAAACTCATGCCACATAAAGTCTAATTGTTTTTCTAAAGAAGGAAGATTGGGTGGTTGAACTCTTGTCTCTACTCCACAGAATCTTAGCATTGGACCATAACGATCATACTTGCCTTCACGCCATTGTGCAATACCATAAGAAGCTTTGGAACCCTCTTCCTTATTCCAATCATTACCATTCTTGGCTTGTGGATCACATCTTGATTCGTTTGCTACGTGACCTGTGATGGCAGCAACAATACATTTAATATCACCAGTATAAGCAGCTTCTTTCTTAATTCTTTCCCAGAAGTAATTGTATACTTTCTGTTCATTATCACTGCCAGAAAGTTGACCCGTAGTAGGACCAGAAGCAGTTGCTCCAGGAGCATTGGCAGTGGTTGTACCATTTGGATTGGGAGTAGAAGTTCCTTGGCCAGCACCAGTAGAGCTACCAGGTGAAGAACCACCTTGTGTTCCAGCACCAGTTCCTCCAGGTGAGTTGTTCATAGAACCTTCACCACCATTGATAACACCAAGTACTATAGGTTGTTGAGAATCTTCAGCATCAACAAAGAAGCCAACTACCCACGTACCAGGAACAAGACCATGTGAAGCAGTACCACCAGATGTCTGACCACCTGTTGTAGGATAGATAACCAAAGCCCAAGGAAGATCATCATCAGCTACTTTAGAAGTATCTTCTGTATGATGAATACCAAATATTCTTACACGAACGCGTGATCGATCACCACCTACGTCTTTTACAACGCCAACAAACCACCTAAATCTGTCACCATAGAAGTCGTTGTTAATCATCTAGGGCCACCAGCTCTCATACCAGTGCCAAGAACACTAGAGGTGTTGTATAATGAGTTTTCAAATAGACTGTTGAGGTAACCATCTTTATTAATTCTTAGTGAAGTAGCAGCTCTTCCACCAAATGAAATAACATGCTTGGCTTCTGTGACAACAAACAAACCTGAAATATATTTGTCTGTTTCAACATTATTAAAACCATGATTTTCTGGTATGTCACAATAAATGACATCGCCAGCTTTGAGATCCATATTAGCAGGAACAGTGATTGTAAGATCAATCTGATTCAAAGCGTACATATATTTAGTGGTGTTGCCAAACTTGTATCTATAGCCTGGCTGAGAACGGCCACCACCATCAAAGTCTTGATAGTTGTTAATTATATAACGAATACGGTTGGAGTATTCAGTCTTATTGGTCTCGTTCTTTACGTAAGCAATATACTCTTTGGTATTGAGAGGAAATTTTTCTAACGGAAACTTAGTATCGTTTCTATCTTTTAACTCTGTAGGAGTGCTATTGAATGCTTTTTGAAGAAGACTAATTTCAAACAATTCGTTCTGATAGTAACCACCAGAAATTTTTTCTATAGAAGAAAATCTCTTATTGTTGACAATGTTGGTAATCAATCTCTTATCTTGATCTGGATCTCCTGCAGCTGCAGAACTACTAGCAACCTCAGTATCAGAAACAAATCTAAATTTCTTTGCTCTTAACTCTTCCCTCTTCTTAAGAGCTTCTTCTACAATTTGTTGTAGTGTAATAAAGTTATAACGCTCTAGATCTTCATAGAAAAGATAAATGAAATGATTTTCATAGTCTTTGGCTACAGCATGCTTTGCTAGCCATTGTATACCTTGAAATGGTCTTACATTAGGAACAACTAGAGATCTAACCTTCAACGACTCTTCTTTATTGAAAGGTTTATCTATATTGTATTTTTCTTTTGTAGGTTCGTTAATGTATTCTTGATAAACCTTTTCAGCCATATCTTCTACACGGTCGTAGTAGGCATGGGAAACATACTTACGGACGTTTTGAAGAAACTGAGGAGAAACTAGATCAACAACATACATTAATGATCTAGCTCTATCACCAATAATGATATCTCTTACACCCTTAATGATGAACTTGAGATCTTTTTCTGATTTACCAGGTCCAGTCGTTCCAGGTACACTTGATACTTGTTCATAGCTGATTGTAACCAACTCTTCACCAGTAAAGGGATAGTTGGCAAATAAACCAATTTGATCGTTAACAAGCATTTCTGCTTTAATCGAAGGTTCAAATATAGACTGATAGATAGTGAACTCCACAAATTGAGGTAGAATGCTCATCTTATCTGTACCATTAAACTTAGTAATGGTAACGTCTTTTATTTTAATTTCTAAAGGATTTAAATTAGCCATTAACGAACAGATCTCTTAATTGCTGCTTGAAGTCACTTATGTAAGCAGGTCTAAGAATCTTTATCTCTCTTTTTGATTCGTTTATCTCACTCTCATAATCCCAAATTGTTTTTGCAGTCCAACCTCCAGGAGATCCTAGCTGCTGATAGGTATAAGGAGTAAGAGTATAATTATAAGAATTAATTGTTTCTTGACTATCTGAAGTAAGACCAGTATAGTAATAATACTTTACAGAAGAATCAATAGAAGGAGAAGCTAATTTCTCAGCTGCTGTGTTGTATTTGTCTTCGAGGTATCTTACAAATTGGCTATACTCCATTGGCCAATCTTTGTAAGGATCGACAATACCATTTGCTAATAAGATAACCCAGTCAAGTGAAGAATCGCCATACTCTTTGTAAGCAACAGTATCTGGTCTTTCACCATCTCTTATCAAATACTTATAAAATAAATTAATATTTTGCAGATAACTCTGCATAATCTCTGCTTCAGAGAGGATGTTTACTGCAGTTATATTATTGTATTGTACCTTAGGATAGTAATCAAATATAGACATTTAATTTTATTCCATTAGTTTTGACGATAGGCAGCAAACTCATCCTGCATCTCTGAACTTCCAAAGTTTCCACTCGATGAAACAGTAGATACACCCGAAGTTATTCCTACACCTTCAACACCAGTAGTACCTGTTGCACCAAAATCTTCTCTCGTTTGAATATTGATTTCTTGGAAAGATAATGTTAAATCAATTGAAAGAGGTTGACCATCTCTATAGAACGCAAGTGCCCCAGAAGCAGCTCCGTTGATTTGTAATCCAGTAATGAAAGAATCCTTAACATTAGGAACTATCGACTTTTCTAATCCTTGAAATTTTACTGTAGCAAGGTAAGGATACTCCAATGCAAATCCACCAATAGCTTTTTTAGGATGCATGAGCATCTTTAGAGTTGATATGATAGAATTTAATCTCTTTGCATCAGCTTCTGACTGAGGTGATAGTCTCCAAGTAAATTGGTATGTTTTTAATTTAACACCTTCAAAGATTGTAGTAACGTGAGGGTTTCTTACTACACCAAAATTAGCTTGACCTAGTCTGCCTAGTCCAGTGTCAGAAATACCTGGAGTCAGCGATCCTGCTTTGAGAGCAGTTTCCATTGCCTTGCTTACAGAAAAGTTGTTATTCTTTATCTCATTAACAATCTGTTCTGTTGATGTTTTACCAGAATTGAGAATCTGAGAGAAATCATTTCCTAGCAAATCAAAAGCAGGATTTGCTACATCTATGTTAAAAGAATCTTGTAAAGCTACAGGAAGGGGTAGAATGATTACCGCGCCCAAGTTAGTTTGGACAGGAGATCCAGGTTTAGGACGGCTGTATTCTCTCAACGAAATGTTCGTGTGAATACCACCTGATGTCATGTTGCTTGGAAAAACTAAACTATCGGCCATTTTAACCCCTATAAATATCTAATTATTTATGTGGTTCAATGACAGCATGGCGTACAAAGGCAAATTCAGACCAAAATATCCTGAGAAGTACAGGGGTAATCCTACAAATATAATTTATCGCAGTCTATGGGAATTGCGATTCATGAGACACTTGGATCAGCATCCTGGCGTAATCCAATGGGCATCCGAAGAAGTAATCATACCATACGTTAGCCCTCTCGATAACAAAATACATCGATATTTTCCAGACTTCTGGGTCAAGACTAAAGGTTCTGATGGCCAGATAAATACTTTATTGATAGAGATTAAACCGCTAAAGCAAACAAAAGCACCTATAAAGCCCGATAAGGTTTCTAGAAGATACATCAGTGAAGTTCGTACTTATGGTGTTAATACTGCTAAATGGAAAGCAGCGATACAGTTTTGTGAAGACAGAAAATGGCAATTCAAGGTATTAACGGAAAAAGAATTAGGATTAGATAAGCTATAATGCCAATTGCAAACAATGCGCAAGCAGGAATATTCACTAATCTTCTTCAGAACAAAAGAACTTCTGATGGTGTTACTGGTATGTTGAATCCTGGATCAACAGAGGTTCGTGACTGGTATAGAGAGAAGGCAAGAGAAGTTCGTACTGTAAGAGTTGAGAACATCATAAGAAAGAATCCTTCTTTTAATAGAACTCAGATTAGACCAGGATTCCTGTATCTGTTTAATTACAATCCTAAGATGAAAGACGAGCTTCCTTATTACGATCGCTTTCCTCTTGTATTTCCTTTTCATGCTGAAGAAGATGGCTTCCTAGGAATGAATCTTCACTACATTCCCCATCTTTATAGAGCAAAGTTGATGGACAATCTTTACGGTTTGCTCAACAATAACAAGTACGATGAAACTACTAAGATTCGTGCTTCATATGAGTTTCTTAACTCAGCTTCACGCTATAAATATTTTAAACCATGCGTGAAGAAGTATTTAAACAGTCATGTTCAAAGTAAGTTTTTACTCATTCCTGCTAATGAATGGGACATTGCATTATTCCTACCTCTTGAAAGATTTGCTAAGAAAACTATGACACAGGTTCACAGAGATTCGAGAGTGTATATAAATGGCATTTAATGTCAACGAAATGCTTGGTGTTGTCAACGGAGTTGGCGGTCTAACCAAAGCATCTAAATTTTTAGTAAGAATTACTCCTCCTTCTTCGAAGCAGGGCGATAGAATATTTGAGTTTCTTTGTGAGAGTGCGGTCCTTCCTGGATTTGCATTACAAACAGAAGAAATCAGAATGACTGGTTACGGTAACGTAAACAAGGTACCTTATGCTCCTATCTTCCAGGATGTTCCTCTTACGTTCTATTGCGATTCAGATGGAAAAGTATTAAAGTTCTTCCATTCGTGGATGCAATCTATCTTTAATTGGAATGAGAATACACCTCGTAATGGTGAGTCTGCAGGTTTAAAGCCAAACCTCCTTGCCTACCCTAAGGACTATTTTGGTACTGTAGAAATTATTCATTATGATGATACAGGTAACATTACCACAAAGAGCAATTCTTCTAATTTAGCTACCAAAGAAAATAGATCTGCTAATAAGCAACCCAATCAACCAAAGAATCCTCCTCCTGCAAAGGAACAGGGTGTGATTAAATATACACTCAACGAAGCTTATCCTATCAGTGTTGGTGATATTCAGGTAGGTTGGGGTATGGATGATACTCTTGTAAGAATTCCTGTTACATTCTCTTACAAGTATTGGAATGCTCAGACACTCGATCAAGGAACTATTACAGCTAGATCTAATGCAAGATCTAATGCAGTCAATTATACTCAAACAAGAGTAGATAGAAATGTAAGCGATGTAAGAGAGATTCTAAACATAACTTCACCAATTTATATTCAGAGACAAGTAAATATATTCTCTTCTATTTTATCATTATTTTAATATAGGGACTTTTTGAAATGGCACTACCTAAAATTAAGCATCCAACATATGCTATCACTATTCCTTCTACAAAGCAAGAAGTGAATATAAGACCATTCACTGTTCAAGAAGAAAAACTTCTTATGATGGCAAAGTCTTCAGAAAATTCTGACGATATCATTAATGCCGTCAAACAAATCATCCGTAATAGCGTTATTGAGGCTATTGATGTTGATAGATTATCGACATTTGATATTGAATACATTTTCTTGAAACTAAGATCAAAGTCTGTTGGTGAAGTAGTAGATCTTGAATATAAGGTACCAGAGACAGAAGAGGTTATTAGATTCAAGGTTAATCTCGATGAGATTCAAGTTCAGTATAATCCTAAGCATTCCAACAAGTTCACCGTTCATGGTGATATTGGTGTGCAGATGAGATATCCTACCTTAAATGAAATTAAGTTAATTGAAAGCAGTCAAAATCAAGATCAGGCGGTACTAGAGATTCTGTTCAAGTGTATTGATAAGATCTACGATAACGATAATGTATACGACGATTTTTCTGATCAAGAATTAGAAGAATTTGTTAATAGCCTTCCTATGGATAGCATGATCAAAATTCGTGATTTTTTTGAAACGATGCCATCCGTAGAACACACAGTAAAGCTCAAGAATAAAGATGGTAAGTCATTCGAAGTAGTTCTAAAGGGATTAAACAATTTTTTTACATAACGACCGGATATAGTAATATCGCGGTCTACTATAATACTCTCTTTTCTCTAGTCCAACACCATAAATATAGTTTGACAGAAGTTTATGAGATGTATCCATACGAACGTGACCTTTTCTTAGAATTATTAATTAGACATCTCAAAGAAGTAGAAGAGCAGAGAAAGAAAAGTAAATAATGGCTAAGGGTCCTTCGAATAGATCATCTGGGTATGGCAAATATACGCCAGAAGAATTGGCAAATCTCAAATTATCTGATGAAGCTAGAAAAGCTGTAGAAGAGGCTTTAGCTGAAGAGGCTAAAACAGCAAAAGAAGCAAAAGCAGCAGCTGTAGAAAAAAGAAAAGAAGCCAAAGCTGTCAGAGATGCAGAAAAGCAGTCAATAAAACAAGTAATTGATAGTATCAAACAAGAAACTGCTAGCAACAAAAAGGGTGCTGGATCTAAGGGATCAGGTGCTGCTCTACAAACTACTGGACCGTTAGGTGCTTCTGCAGCTGGTGTTGCTGGTACAGTTGGTTCTGCAATTAAAGAACAGACAATTGGAAGTGCTTTCTCTATAAAGGGAATAGCAGCTGCTATGAATGAATCTCTAGGTCTTAAAGGTCTAGGTTTAGCCTTAGGAAGCATTGTAAGAGATAAGAAGGGTCCAGGTAAAGCAGAAACACTTCAGGCAACGCAAGTTGAGGTGTTGACTGGAATTCTAGCTGTTACTGAAGTCAATAAAGAAATCCTTCTCAATATCCTTGATGCTATTAAAGGAAAAGGTGCCCAAAATATTGAAGCGCAAAGAGAAGCAGCTGCAATTCCTGGTGCTCTAGAGCAAAAAGGCGAGGGTGGTAAAGGTGGAGCTGGTGGAGGAATACTTTCCTCAATAGGTGGTTTCAGCACTAAAATGCTACAACCTATTTTAGGTATGTTTAAGAATTTGGGATCTATTTTTACTGGATTGGCTGCATTTGCTGCTCAAGCAGCTATACCTATTGCCATCTTAGTGGGAATAGTAGCTTCATTAGAGAAACAAGATTGGGTAAAGATCTTCACAAATCTATCTAAGATATTTGATGATCTAATTAAAGGTGATTATCTAACAGCTATCCTACGAACATTTGGTACTATCCAAGACTTCCTTATAACAGGAATTGGAAGATTATTTGCTAATATACTAGAGTTCTTTGGTTTTGACAGAGCTGCAAAGTATATTAGAGATTACTTAGATAAAACTAACTTTGCTGATATGATAGTAGAATCTATTCAACCTATCATAGGTGCTTTTGCTTACCTTAGAGAACTGGCATTAGCCGTTGGACCTAAAATTGCTAGTGTGTTTTCTAAGATAGGTGAGTTCTTCAAACCTATTATGGGTGTTGTTGAAACAATAGGTGAGTTATTTTCTACTGTGTTTGGTGGTCTATCCAAGTTTGGATCTATCTTTGGTACAGTAGCTAAAATTGTTGGTAAACTTGCTCTTCCTTTAACTATAGTTATGTCAGTGTGGGATACTGTTAAAGGTGCAATGGAAGGCTATGAGCAAGATGGAATAGTAGGTGCTATTTCTGGAGCTATTAAGGGACTATTTAACTCACTAATCTTTGGTCCACTTGATATGATCAAGGATGCAGCTGCTTGGGTCTTAGGATTTTTTGGATTCGATAAAGCTAAAGAAATATTAAATTCTTTTAGTTTTGAAAAAATGTTTAGTAGCTTTGTTGATGGTTTTATTGATACAGTAAAATACGTAAAAGATTATGTGACCGAAGCAGTTCCTAAAATGATAGATTCATTTAAGGAATGGTGGGATGGGTTCAATCTTGTTGATACAATTTTAGGTGGCTTCAACTGGCTTAAGGATAAAGTGATGTCTTTATTCAGTGGAGATACTTTATCTAAAGCAATGGATGATGTACTCTCATTCAATCCAGTTGGCTTTATTGCAGAAAAGATAGGCAATTTTGCAAACGGTATTGCTAAATTCTTTGCAGACCTTCCTTCTAACATAGTCGATGCACTACCAGATGGAATGGTAAAAAATACACTCAAAAAGTTTATAGGTCCAAGCGAGCAAGGTACTCCAACAGCTTCTTCTCAAGGAACTCAGGCAGTACCTCAGACACCTTACGTATCACCTGGTACTGAATATGATATGATTACCGGTATGCCACTAGTTCCTGGTCTTGCTCCAGTAACGAATAGTAGTGCAACCACTGCTATTCAAAGTTCTAATGATAATGCTGTGACATCAGCTTCAGGAGCATTGAACCCAGTTATTATTAATAATAATGTTAGCAACTCAGGTGGTAGCTCATCTGCAGCACCTAGAGTTTCAGGGGCAGTTTCCACCGCCCCTGTTGGTTCTCACCTCGATCGCTCGTTGTATGGCGATTATGGTGCTGGCTATCCTTAATTATTCAGCCAGCTTCTTGAAGAAGCTCAAGTCTTCATCATCTTCATCATCCCAAGGTGTATTAGCCTTTGGAGCTTCCTTAGGTGCAGCAGTACGCATAACCGGTGCTGCCTGTGAAGGTGCTGCATCTTCATCCATGAATGACTTCTCATTCTGAGTGAGATTACCGAGAGCCTTTTCAAGGCGCATCTTCAATTCATCGTAGCTCTTAAAGTGCTTAAGATCAATAAGCTCCTGAAGTGAGTAGATGTTAGTAATACGCTTTGCAAACTCACTGTCATCATCGAACAATGGTGCTGGCTTATCGAACTCAGACTTATCGTAGTTACGATAGCCTTCAACATTACGAATCTTCAACTTGAAGTTAGCACCATTCCAAAGATCGAATGGGTTGACAGGAACTTCACCAGGGAACTGAGGGAATGCAGCTTCGTTGAGCTTGTCGAAGATCTTCTTGCCATACTTGAACAAGAACACCTTACCTTCGTTCTCAGGACGAGTAGGATCAGAAACAACATAGATGTTGCTGTAGAAGCTCAAACGGCGCTTCTGCTTACGAACGAGTTCCTTGTTTGACTCAATACCAGAGTTCCACAACTTAGAGTTGTATTCAGAAACTGGATCTGCCTTACCAAGAGTAGTCAAAGACTTCTCAATGTACCATCCACCTGGACCCTGGAAACCATGATCCCAGATACGGATGAAAGGAGTATCTTCTCCAGTAGGAGCAGGAAGAAAACGAATAACTGCGTAACCGTTACCAGCCTTATCTACGTCAGGCTTCCAGAAACGATCATCACCAGTGCTTTCTTGATTTGGATTTGTGCCCTGTGTGAGCTTATTGAGCTCGCTAGTCAACTTATCGAACTGTGACTTGCTGTTGTTCTTGAGGGCTTCGAAGTTAATAGTAGTCATATTTGTATCTCCGTTGTATGACGATGTATGAACGATTTTATTGTAGTATACGATGTATATGATATCAAGAGAATTTATTTCTCAAGACGTCACAGTATTTAGCTTTTTCATATTCTAAGAATGGATAAAGTTTCTTACAGTTCAATGCTATCTTTGGCCACAGCACAGGATCTGCAATTTGCTTATTCCACTTAGAATAGAAACGGACACAATCATTGATGATAATGAATGTCTCCTTAGCTATCTTACCTTGCACAAGAAGCTTGAGAAGGTAAGGGTAGTCTCCTTCATCTACTTTAAAATTATCATCGAAGTTCTCTAGTAACTTATCGATGTCATTTTTAAAGATGTATGTCAGAGACTCTTTACGCTTCATATAAGAAGCATAAACCTGTTCGTGCTTTGGGTCAAATAATTCTCCAACCCATAGCTTAGGATCTTCTGAGAGATTGGCTACAAGATATTCAAGGGGATTGTCACGCTTAGACAACTTGTAGAACATATACTTGTCCTTGCGCGTCTCAAACGAATGTTCTGATGCTCTCACTTTACCATTATACTTAAAAAAATCATACGATTCAGTTGTAAAATGGTTCTTGATAGCTGTGTACAATTTAAAGGCTTCAAAAGGACTCATATTGGAAGTCGTGCAGATTTCTTGACCATGTTGAGGTTTTCTGCTTCTACTTGAATCTTGGCCTTGAGTACAGTACTCTGCTTGACCAAAGAAGCAGCTGTTTCAATCTCTATATTATTACTTTCGCAAAATAAAATCACCGCATCGAAGAAAGTAATATTCTTACTGATGACTAATTTATCGATTTCTTTTACAAAGTCTGCTGAGGTGCGAATGTTTGATATCTTCATTTTTGATCAATAAATGCCTTGAACTTATCAGCGAGATCAAAGATTTCCTCGACTGTAGGATAATCTGGAATATTCAAGTTGTGGACCTCTTCAGGATTACCAACCTTACCTTCGTTGATAAGACTTTGAATATATTTTGTTTGTTCAAGTTCAGCATAGTATTGGGATGATAAAGTGCTGTGTGCAAATTGTAGAAGTTCAAATCTAAGTTCGTATGGACTCTTAGTCATAATATATCCTTTGTGATGTGTGTGCCGTGTTTAGGTTTTTGGCAACGGATACACGGCGTTCCGTTTAGCTTGTTAATTCTACGATGCGTGCTAAACAAGACCAATCCTACGCAAAGAAAAGGTGGGGTGATTCTGTTTCCAAGCTCACCCCTAAGCTCATGCTCAGGCAGCTAGTGCCATTGCGATTGGTGCATTATCGTTTGCATCTAACGTTTGCTTTTGGTCTCTTCGCACCTTTATTACGCACGTCGATCCTATTTCGCCCCCATCAAAGATACACTGCTTTCTACCTCTGTGACTATAGTCAATTACGCTGGTATAACGCACCGCAATGTATCTGTGGTGGAGGCGGGGAGTACTGCCCTCCCGTCCGAAACGTCTATTCCTTACGCCTCAACGACCTCAGCATCTTATTTATACAGGATACGACATAACAAGTCAACTGTTATCTTGACTTTCCAGAACCACCAGACTTACGCCAAGAAGTAGCACCAGATTGCTTTTTGACTTTGGTGTAAGTTGATGTAGAACCATTCTTGTTCTTTACAACCTTAGAATTTTTTGTTCTGTTAATTGTCTTAGCCATTTTTATACTCCGTATTTTTGTTTGTATTTTTCTCTGATATCTAACAAAGGTTCAACAAAGTTATCTCTTCGTTCCTCAAACACCTGAGGCATTTCGTTATCTACTGAAATAAGAATCACAATTCTACTAACAGGTATACCAAACAACTCTTCATACATTATAGCATATGCTGATGCTTGACAAAAGTAATTTGTAATATAGCTTTTTTCTTTTAACTTCTTTGCTGTCTTAAAATCTATTATAGCAAGTTTACCCTTCCACTCTGCAACACAATCAACTGTACCTGCCATTCTCAAATGATCCGAGTACATTCTAGTTTCTTGCAGATGGATATTATCTATATTATGAAGAAAGGGTTTTAATTCACTAAAGTTAATTTGATCTTCATATGAATATTTTTTTAGATCTATATCAACATTATTTAAATAATCTTCGCATAATTGATGAATGCGAGTACCACGAGATGAAGCTTTCTGAGCAATCTTGTTTGCTTCTTCTTCACCTACTCTTGCACGCCACTTCATAATGGCTTCTTGATTCATTAACCCAACAACAGAAGTAACTGAAGGGTAAAGTGCTCCGGAAGGAGTCTTATAATACCTTCCGGAGTCTGAATTAATTTGTTCTACGTCTTCGTTAAGGTTCCTTCGAAGGTGCGTGAACTGCTTTCGCGTCGCTAAAATAGTTTGCATTTTGTGTCACTGGTATCCCATGTTCAATCATATTCTTTTTAATTATATCTAACAATATCGCCTTCTAGAAGTTCAATAGTAGTGAAGTACTTAGACATACTCTTTAAGATCTTCATGAATTTAAGGATTCCATCCTTCTCATCATCCCATTTTAGATCAGTTTGTCTATAATCTCCACAGAATATAATACGTGAATTATTTCCTACTCTAGTTATAACTGTATTGAGTTCTTGATATGTCATATTTTGACATTCGTCAACAATGATAATTGTATTATCCATTGTCATACCTCTCAAGAAGGAGGTTGTTTCGAAGTTCAAGACACCTTTTTGTTTAAGGATGTCATAAGCATCACCCCTACCATAAAGTTCAGCACAGATTGCTTGATAGGGTGCTTCGAATACTTTTGATTTGTCTTTAATGTTTCCTGGAAGAAAGCCCATATCGCGCGATGGGACAACAGATCGAATAATTGTAACTGAATCATAATCTCTATATTCTTCTACCTCATCTAATGCAAGATAGAGAGACAAAAATGATTTACCAGTTCCAGGTAGGCCGTGTATTAGTAAATTTTTACCATTAATAAAATGTTTAAATATTAATTCTTGATTGGGTGTTTTAGCTGTGATTGTTTTTAAGTTAAGGCTTAGTTTTTGTTTCTTATTCTCCTGACGTTCTGTTCGCTTCTGTTGTCTTAGTTCTCTTTTTTCAGCGCGAGTTAGTCTTTCCATTCAAGCCTCGTTTGTTTTACCAAGTGTTGATAGTATTTTTCCTCCCACTCGCTTTCTTAACTTTCTTCAACACATCACGAAAACCCGCATCAGGCTTTCTAAGGCCTAATCGGGTTGGGTCTGCGATTGCGGGAGCTGTTTTGATACGTTGTTGTAGATGGGGATTGTTGGCTTTGTACGAATCTAATTCTGAGATCGGCATATCAATGTCGAACTCTTTCTTTTTCTTTGTATCATAGAATGTATAATTAGCCATTCAAATCCACACCCTTTGATGACCAGAACGCTCTGACATCATCTTTATTTAGCGGATCAAGACCTTTGGCACGCATCTCTGCTGCAACCATTTCATCAAGATATTGTACATCTTCACTTACGATTGGTCTAAATTGTTCGTCAATAAGTTTACTAAGATCTACTTCTTTATTCGAGTTCAACATTAAACTTTTCCTTTAGTTTTTTTCCTACACGATCTACTGCATCTGGTTCAAATTCATTAAACACTGCTACTGCTTCCATTATACCTTCATTCTTCCCACGCCACCAATAATAAAAAGATGTAATCATAAGAAGAAATACAATGCCTGCTGATGGTAGAATAATGTTATAAAAGTCATTCATCGTCATATGAAAGAAGCCTGTCTACATTTTTTGATCGTAAAGCATTTTCATAGTTGCGATAATGCTTATGTTGTTTGTCTCGTTTGATGTCTTTGATGGAAACTTCTTCTTCCTCATAGAAGCTTCGGACTCCACCCTTTTTACTTTTAAATTTACTAAAGCTACTATTCGTCTTAGTATACTTTTGACTCATGTTCCTTACCCTGAAAGAAGACCTGGGAATGCTTCATTAACAATGTCCTTAGTAATATTCTTATAAGGACTCTTCTTATCCTTCATTGCAATCAGCAATTGTGCATCATCTGCACTGACTGCTTCCAACATTTGGATAAAGATTTGTTCTCGTTTAATAGGCTTCAAGTTAGGATTGCCACCTTCCATCAGAAGGTAAAAACGAGATAC